TTGGAAGGCTATGTTGACGGGCTGGAGGCGCAATTAGGCGGAGTCCTGACTGGTATAAATCATGATACTGCCGATGTAACTATTTCATCTACCCAGGTTTTTGCAGGTAACAGTAGTTGCAAAAGCCTGGAGATTATAAACGATAGTGACACTACGATATACTTTAGCTTTGGAGAAGCAGCGGTTTTGTACCGGGGCTTCAGGATCAATGCTGGCGGTGGTTCGGGTTTCTTTTCTAGAGCTGCGGGTAATTTACGCAATACGGCTATCTATGCAATTCATGGCGGAATTGGAAATAAACGATTACTAATTAACTGGGGAACGTAAACATGACGGAACATCTCAAGCTATACGATAAATATAACCAAGAGTGCCTGGCCTACCTGGATAAAGCAAGCGACGTTATCTTGACCAGAGAGCTAAGCGGGGCAGAAACATTAACCTTTACCCTGCCATTCAAAGACGAAAAAACCAAACTTTTAGAAAATGAGCAATACATCCGGTGGAAAGATTTAATCTTTCGGGTTCGCAAAATAGAGGATAAAAACAAAACAACCACTAGTGTTTATTGTGAAGCACTCTGGTATGACCTGCTTTATGCTGGCACAGTTAATCTTGACTTTGAAACTATGACGGCTAATTTTCCGATAGAAATTATTTTAAAGGATACTGGCTGGACATTAGACAAGATGGAGATTGATTCCAAGCGGTCAATCTCTGAAGAGCATATTGGCAGGCTTGACGGTTTACGAAAGATTGAAAACCTTTATTCAGGAGAATTTATCTTTCACCACACGAAAAAGGTTGATTTCGTCAAACAGATAGGCCAAACAAGAGAAAACGTTGCTTTTATCTATCGCAAAAACGTTAAGGAAATCAGCCGTTTTATAGATACCACCAATTTAATCACAAAATTTTATCCCTACGGAGTTAACTGGCTGACCATAGAAGCGGCCAATAACGGCAAGTCGTATCTGGAGAATTATACTTACACCAATGAAACTAGAATCTATGAGAAGAAAGATGAACGATTTACCAACCCCTATCACTTAAAAGATTGGGCACAAGAATTGCTGGATAAAGTTTTGGCCGTGCCCTTTATCAACTATGACGTGGATGTAATCACTCTGGAGGAAACAACAGGAGTCGCATTTGATGATTATGGCATAGGAGATATAGTAACTGTCTGGGATGAGGATTTTGGCCGGATTCAGGTCAGAATCGTTAAAATACAGCTTAATTTAAAAGAGCCCTGGAGGTCAAAAATAGATTTTGAAAACGTCAGGCCAGGAATTGAAAAAATAACAGGAAAATGGGCTGAAGCCGGAGAAACAAGATTGGCCGGCCCGGGCGCTCCGATAATGGAAATGGCCAACCTGATGCCGTTCAACTTGCTGCTTAACAGCCGGGCCGAGGATGCTTTTACTTATTGGACAAATGATGGGTTTGAAATAGATAACACAAAAGGAGCTTCCGGGGGGGCGAGTTTTAAAGCAGTTGGAAATTGGGAGTTAGATAAGTCAATATTACAGACTATTTATCCGGCGCATAGAGACAGCTATGTTATTTCCGCCCAGGTTGAGACTGAAAACCTGGAGCGGGGGCCGAATAGTAAGATTGGTTTTGAGATTACGCTTTATTATGAGGACGAGACTAGTGAAACGAAGTTTATTGCTATCTAGGGGGCTTTAGGGTATGCAGCAGGTTGTAGGTGAAGAAATCAGGCCGTCCCAAAAGGTAGTTAAAGTTGAGATTAAACTTGTTGCCGGTAAGTTTGCCGGCATAATTTGGCTTACTGACATCATGCTTCAGTCTGGGCCGCCGCCGACAATCTGGGGAGCTTCAGTAAGTGAAATACAATGGAGTTTTGATACGTAAATGTTTACCAGGTTAGCTGGATTATTCAGACCTGCCAGGACAAAAAAGGTAAGCCAGATTGACGTGAAATTCGTTTGGGGTAAATGTGCCGGGACTGTCTGGATTACGGACATAATGACCCAGGAGGGCTGGTACACAACGGCGCATTTGCCAAACACCAGGGAAATGCTCCTGAAAATGCGGGACGGGGAAGTGATAAGGCAACCCCGTTTTTTTAATGCCGTGATTAGGGGGAATAAGATACTTGTGCTGCCAAACCTGGGGGAAATCACAGCCGGGCTGGATTATACCGTTTATGCTTACGGGGACGTGCCGGAATTAAAACTTGCCCATTACCCGCACGCCAGGCAAACAATTATCAAGGACGCCCTGGTTGATGGGGATATTTATAAATTTCATGCTTCCACCAGACATATTTCAAAGAATGATACACCTAATCATAACGTCTGGGGATTGTTTCACCATGTTGCGGCGGGGGACATCCGGTTCAACGTTGATTCGGTTCTGGAAGGGGGGTTGAGGCCATATCCAAAGTTGAGGTTACTGGTGCAATTTCAGGAAATGAAAGGGAATAAGAAAATATGAGGAGGAGTTTATGATGGGAGTTTGGTGTGTTAGTAACGATAGTTCTGCCAGAAAAGTTTACAATGAGGTGGGATGTATAAATCAAATAGGCACAATAGTTTTAAATGAAGCGTTTGTTTATGATAGTATGGTTCAGCTAGACCCGAATGTTGCTAAAGTATATTTTCTATCGTCAAGTGGCACAAGATATGGTTATATACGCTGCGGCGGATTGCTTTACGATACGATTTTCAGAAACCTCCGATATTGTAGACTGGGGACTGTTGGGCTTGGTGGTACAACATATAATTTATTTAAAATTCAACATCGTCAAGAAGAGCTTTATAATCCTGATGGTAGTTTTATTAAAAATTTACCTGTAGGAACAGAATTAGCAGTAGACGATGCTGCTAATAACGGTCAAACTAAGCCATACACATTGAATATTAAAGGTTATAAGGAGCCAAATCAAAGCTGGCAAACCGGAAGTAAATTTGTTGACACTGGAATACGAACGGGGTCGGGTACTTACTGGTCTATAAAACATCTTTACAATTAATTAGTTAGCTGAAAAAAGAAGCCGGGTTTATATCCCGGCTTCTTGGCTAAATTAGATTAATTAAATCTAAAAATTTATCCTTGTTCATATTAGCAGCCGTAACGCTATAAATAATTTCATCCTCTATCCATTGCGCATGCCATAAAGTATGAACTCCGGCAGGTTCTTGTTGAAAAACTATATTATATTCAGCCATTACAAAAATACCTTCTTTTAGCATTTCTTGTACGCGATATTCTGATCCTGCTACTCTAGTATGTGCCCAGACATTAGCCAATGCGCCATTATTTAGTTTAACAATTATTGGGTAATCTCGTGGCAGTTCTCTAAATTGTGGTGTCGTTTGCCGTTGTCTTATCACGATATATTCAAGCGAATTTTTGTTTTGACACCAAAGCTGTACAACTTGGCATGGGCAACTTTCAACAGTACCCAAGTAGAGGGTGTTATTTAATAACTGCATTTTGTTTAAAGACTTGGGTATTTTAACAGGAGGCTTACCAAGCAGTTTTTCAGCTTCTTCTAGAGTAATAGGATTTTTAATTATATTTGCTTTTAAAGAAATGAGGTCTTGGTTAGCGTATGATTCATTTTCATACCAAATAAAAGCAATCACAAAAACTATCACTAGAATAAAAACAACTATACAAATACCAGGAAATATTTTTTTCACTATTAAAACCTCCTTTTATTATAACAGTGTAATACTAATTAGGAGAAAAATCAATGATCACGAAACACAGAAAATACATGTCTTGGACATTTACCAAAACAGACCGGATGTATGACCAGCTTGACCAGTATGGGGATAGAATTTACCAGCTTGGCTGCTTTGATTTTATGGTAAATAATCAGGGTGTTATTTCTGGTTCTGTTTCTGATAGGCTTTTACCGCTGATTGCAAAATGGCCGCATATCCGCTGGTTTTTAACCGTTCGCAATGACGGTATAGAAAGTATATTCCGTGCTTTAATTTTAAACACCGGTGGGGCGCAGGACAAGTTTATAAGCGAAATTCATAGAATATTAGACACCTACTCCTGGGCCGCCGGTATTGATTTAGACCTTGAGCGGGGGCCGGATGAATTAAGAAATCAAGTTACAGAGCTTTATAAGAGAATCTATCAAAGTGTTAAGGCCAGGCCAGGTCAAAACCTTGTCCATATCTGCCTGCCGCCAAAACAAGGAGAGCATACACCATATTGGGAAGAATCTTTCGATTACGCTGCCTTAGCGTCTTACTTTGATTCCTGTACTATTATGTCTTATGGCTTCGCCTGGTCAGGGTCATCACCGGGGCCTATTTCTCCATTATTCTGGGTAGAGGAAACTTATAACTATGCCATTACAGTTATTCCAAAAGAGAAAATATTTTTAGGTGTACCTGCCTACGGTTATAGATGGCAGATTTATGCCAAACCGCAGGAACTAGGGCAAACTTACCGGGGAAGAAGTTTGACTTATCTTGGAGCACAATATTGGCTTTTAGGCAATTTCAATCATACCGGCGATGCTCCACCACAACCCTTCATTCCTTTTGCTGGCTTCTGGGACGAACAAAATCAGTGTCCCTGGGCCTTGCTGCATGTCTATGATTACCTGGAAGGCCATGATTGCACGAAGATAGAATATCCGCTTTTGAAAAGCTCCTGGGGCGGAAAGAATTATGTTGTTTGTTACTCCAAAGAGGAGCAATATTGGTTTGGTACCATCTTCGTAGACCGCTTTGCTTTGAGTTATGACGAAATAAGTGGAGCAATGGGAATATCTTATGATGGATATATTTACCCGAAACCACCCAATTATATCCGTCAGCCGGACGGGACATATGAATGGGAGCCGGAAGGCTATGCAAAATATGTCTTGGGCAAATGGGATACCGGCTGGCTGGTGGTGGAGGTCAACTTCCCCTGGTTCGACCGCAACTGGTTGGCTATAAAAGTTGATGACGTATGGTACGATATCGGACCTGATTACGTTGTTCCGCCGCGGTATGGCGCCCAGGGTTCACGGGCGCAGTGGTATCCTTCAAATAGAAAACGGCATTGGCGATATATTTGTGAGATAAATTATACTGGGGAAGAACATATCATAGAAGTTATAGGCGCCTGGAGCAGATATTATACTCAGTTCTGGGGTTTCAGGATATTGGGTCAATGGATTGCTCCATACGGTTTAGTACAGGAATTCACGGCAGGTAATGCCAGGTATCAGGTTAATTTAAGCAAATTTAAGGATAAAAATGGAGTGGAGGTTTATCCTGATGATTTCAAATTAAGCCTGGAGGTTTTACGGAGGCCACCTGAATCTGCTTTAGTATGGTACGAGGATTGGCGGGATTTTCCTTACATTCCCTATGGTTATTATTACTATTCTGGTTCCTGGCAAGTGATGACTGACCCAAATGACAAAAGCGAAAGACCTTACAGATGGTTACGGGGAAATGGAAGCTTATATCTGGATTACAATGATTTTTTGAACCTGCATATCAAAGGCAGGTTTCGTTTTTTAGAGGGGGAAACAGGCCGGGCAGGAGTTGTCTTTAAGCCGAACAGCGGGGGAGAGCTCTGGGCGGCTTTAAACCACACTGACCAGAAAGTAGAACTCTGGCAGGGCGATACGCTTCTTGCTCAAGCAGACCAGGTTATTATCCCTACCTGGCAATATACCATAGAATTACGCTGTCGGGGGACGGAGGCAAAAGTCTGGGTTACAGGTATGGCGAAACTGACCGCTGCAATCACTGAGAACATGTATGGTACGCCAGGTATAAAGCATAACTGCATAGCAGACAATGACTTATTCAGGATAGGCGATGCCTATTGGTATCAGCCCCAGGAAGCATTCAAGACTCACTTTGGCGGACAATGGCACATTTTGGGCAGGATACCCAGGACAGGGGTAACCTGGGATGATTACTGGAATTATTTTTACCTGGAGAGCGGAGAAGAAGTAGATACCAGGACGGAGAGCATCAGCAACGAATGGGATTATGTGCATTCATCAGCTGTTGCAGTCGTGGAAGGCAGTCATAATTTTTGGGTTTATCCCCTGGATTCCGGGGTTTGGCTCTCAAATATTTTTATTGGTGATGCCGATGGCTTTAGCGTTATGTATTATTCGGATATGAATAATTATTTCCATCTGGCAAATATGGCAAAGCACAAATGGCAGTTGAAAGGTTACGGCGTCTGGGCATTGGGGATGGAAGATCCCCGAATATGGGGATATTTGCCGGAGGAATAAGAAGCCCAGAGTACTATTTACGAAGGAGGATTAGATAAAATGGAACAGCAGGTTTTTATTCAATTAATTGGATCATTGGGCTTTCCAATTGCGGTGGCAATTTGGTTCATGATGAAAGGCTCAAAAGATTCCCAGCAAATATGCGAATGTTTGCGGGAATTAAAAGAAGTAATATTAATATTACAAGAAAAGATTGATAAGTGATTACAAGGGGTGATTTGAATGTGGCCCCGATATTCTTGGTTTAGCGGCATTATTGGCGGTTGCAATCGGTATTCCACTAATAATGTTACTTCTGACAAGAAAATAAGCTGGATATGTCCTTATCCAGGTTGCGGATGGACAATCAGCAAGAAATTCTTTGAAACGGGGATGCGATTTAATCAGCGGATTATTAAACATTATGTTAGGCATTTTGAGGAGAAGGAAAAGGAGGATAATATGCTTCCTAGTTTTATCACGGCGCACCGACAAACAGGGAATACCGAATGCGACATTTGCAAAAAAATAATTGTGCCTGGAGACGAGTATAAAGTGCTTATTATTCATAAGCCAGCAGAATTTATTTGGACAACCTATTGCCTAGTCTGTTGGAAGGATAGGGAGAGTTTTTAAAAAAGAAAGGAGTAGGAAAATAAATGTATCCGTGGTTAAAAATATTCTCATTAGGGCTACAGAGCGTCAATAGTTTTATTGACTTGCAGGCAGCATGGATAAATTATTTCGTCAAACACGAAAACGCCTGGCAACAATTCATGGTTGAATTGCCAGTAGTTATGGACAAGGAAACATGTCGTTGCAAGTAGAAATTATTGGATATATTGCAACGATACTATCGCTATTGGGAAATGCCTTGATAGTCCTCAAAAAGCGTAGCGGTTTCGTGGTATGGACAGTAGCCAACGTTATCTGGATACTGGATAATAGTTGACGTTAAGATAGGACTGTATTCTCAAATATGGATGATGGGGGCTTATGCAATCCTTAATTTGTGGGGATTATGGGAGTGGCGGAAGGGGAAGTTTTAAAATGAAAGTAGTCGAATTTTTTGATTACTTCAAATACTTGAATTGCATTGTTTTTACAGACATAACTATAATGTGCTTTGATTGTGAGAAATTTATTAATCCTGGTCAGAAAGCATACATCTTTTTTGGAGAAGCACACAAGACGTATGCTTTTTATTGTCAGAATTGTTTTGATAAATTTAAGGAGCAGTATGATGAGTTTGTTAACATATTTTGATTAGATAGTTTTAAGAGTGATAGGTTTTTTCCGGCTCCTCCTAGCCAACCCTCCTTTTTCCTATCACTCTTTTTCTTTCTTACGGAGGAGTGCCCGAGCCTGGTCAAAAGGGGCGGTCTGTAAAACCGTTGTTTACGCTACGCAGGTTCAAATCCTGCCTCCTCCACCAAAATCAAAAATAAGGCCGCTAGAAGGCTAAAATTTAAATACTAAGTAGTGAGGATACAGCAATGTATCCTTTAATTTTTTAAAGCCTGAATTCAAGGCAAATAGAAAGGGGGTCAATAATTGTGGCATTAATTCAAGGCGACAGAGGATTGGATGTCAAAATACTACAGGACAGCCTCAAAAGGTTAGGCTATAATTGTATAATAGATGGTGACTTTGGTCCGAAAACAACAGTAGCAGTAATCAAATTCCAAAAAGACCATGGTTTATCTATAGATGGCATCGTGGGACCAAAGACCCGGAAAGTTTTAGCTGATAAGCTGGCAGAAAAACCTTTAAATTGGCAAAGTAGTAAATATTTCAAACCAATAGAATTCAAATGCAAATGCTGCGGCATATTAAAAATCAGTGAAGAATTAATCATAAAATTAAACAAGCTTCGGGAAAAAATAGGTAAGCCGTTGGTCATTAATTCCGGTTATCGCTGTCTAAAATACAATAAATCAATTAGCGGCAGCCCAAAAAGTCAACATCTATTAGGAAATGCTGCCGATGTAAACATACCTGCCGGGTGGACTGTAGATAGTCTAGCTGACGTAGGCGCAAAAGTTGGCTTTAAAGGTATTGGCCGCTACTATAAACAGAATTTTGTCCACTTGGATGTTAGGGAGAACTATTCGAGATGGACTGATGAAAATTAATCCAAGTGCGGAAATAACTTTAAAAAATTAAAAAATATGTTGACAGATAAAAATATTAACGATAAAATTATAACCAACTGTCGCCCATCTGTCGCCCGAATACACTATACTGGATTACAAAGTACTATATATCACTGTTTTAAAACCCTTGCAAATATTAGTTTTCACTATATCATTAAATTTCACAAAACACATTTTCCCTGACTTTTAATCAGGGTGTCCGGGGTTCGAGTCCCCGATGGCTCACCAACAACCTCAAGCAACCGTGCAATCGGCACGGTTTATTTTTTTCTCTTTTGCCGCCCACTTGCCGTCCTACCAGCCAACAAACTATCAAATCTTTTGGCTGCCGCCTGCTGTTGTCCGGGTATGACGTGGCCATAAATGTCGGCGGTAGTCGAGGGTTTTTCGTGCCCTAGCCTTTGCTGGACAACATGCAATTGTTCCCCGTTGGCGAGAAGCAGGCTTGCGTGTGTATGTCTCAAATCATGGAATCGAACATCAGGAAAGTTGCATTTGACAGCCAGGCGGTGGAATCGCCTGGACAGATTAGAAGGATCGAGTTGCCTGCCGTCCTGGAGACAGAATACCAAATCATTATCCTGACTCATCTGCTTCAATAATAAGAGCAACGACTTTGGAATATCAATAATCCTTTTCCCCGCTTCAGTCTTAGGCTCTTTTGTTATATATCCCTTTCCTACGATTCGCTGGGTTGCCCTTTCGACCCTAATTATTTTATTATCAAAGTCTATATCCTCCCATCGTAGGGCGAGCAATTCCCCTCTCCTCATTCCCGTATAGAGTGCTGTATAAATTAACTTATAATCTGGGTGATTTTCGGCATTATTCAGTAATATTTGCACCTCGTCCGCGGACAATACCTTATATTTTACGTGTTTATATTTAGGTATATCTATACATTCGGCAGGATTAGAAGATATTAGCTTCCACTTTTTCATGGCGTGTTTCATGGCTTGCCGCAGAATGGTTAAAGCGTAAGCCGTAGTCCTGGAGGATACTATCTCATTTTCCTTGATAATAAAATTATGAATATGTATTGGTTGCAACTTTGCCAGAGGGATAGTTCCCAGCTCCGGGATAAGATGTTTTTTAATCAGATATTCGTAGCTTTCCAAGGTTTTTAAGGCCAGTTTTTTAGCCTTTCCATGCTGTTCCAGCCACCACAATAAATATTCCCCTAGGGTAATAATCGTGGGTTTTATATATGTCCCCTGCTCCAATTTAACCATAGTTCTGGCTAATTCTTTTTCAGCCTCTTTTTTTGTTCCCCGAAAAGCTTTGTATATCCGTTTTCTTTTCTTTGTCTGCGGATCTCTGCCGGCGTCAATAACAATTGTCCAAGAATTCTTTGAGCGCCTTTCCAGGTGGCCAGGCACAACTATCTCCTCCTTTATGGCTTGAACTCCACTTTTTTAACTACACCCAATATTTTTACTTCTTCTACTTTATAAGCCTGTGGTTGGCATTTCGGATTATCTGGATATAAAATAACTGTTTCATTAATATATTTAACTCGTTTTAAGGTAGCTTCTTCTCCTACAAGGATTACCGCAATCTGGTTGCCTTCTACATATTCCTGCCGGCGAACAAGTACCTTGTCGCCAGGATATATCCTGCTTCCGGTCATGCTATCGCCGGTTACTTCGAGGAAGAAGTATTCTCCGTCTTTTACCTCATCGGCAGATACGTCCTCATAACCGATAATGTTTTGGTCTGTATATATAGGTTCTCCGGCGCGAATGACGCCGAGAACAGGGATTTTGACGGTGGGACCAAGGGGGTAAATATTTAGAGATTTGAAGCCGTTGTTATTGCGGCCCAGGAGATGATCCGTTGATACTTTATATAAACTGGCAAGCTTATCAAGTACACCATATGGCGCCATGGACTGCCCTTTTTCATATCTGCAAAGCATGTCATTACTGATTCCTATTTTTATTGCTGCTTCTTTTTGTTTCATTCCAGTTTTTTCCCGTATTTTTTTTAACCTACCTCCTATTTCTCTCAAATCCATTTTATCGCCTCCAAAAAAATTGATTCTATTGCAATTTTAAAGATTATTTAATTGAAAGTAAAGCAATATTGCATAACTTGCAATAAATAAGAGCAATTGGATATTATCCAACTTTAATGCCGATAAATAAACAAATTTGGGAGTTGATAATTGAATTATATTCAATTACTATATATTTAGTTGCATATTATCCAATTGGAGGTTAAAAAATGTACCATCTTAATCCAGAAAAATTAAAGGTTTGCAGACTTATCAAGAAGATTACTTTACAAGAAGCTGCTAAAGCAGCCGGGTATAAAAATGCCGCTGCTATCTTATATGCCGAAAAAGGAATCTCAAATTTACCTGTTAACCGGGCTATGGCGCTTGCAAAACTATATGGTGTTTCTGTAGAAGATTTTTTTGATAAAGACCAAGAAGAACCTCCTTCCGCAAACACGGCGGGTTAGGTTCTTTTTTTATTTGAAAAGGCAGGTGATCCCCCATGTCTACCCCCAATCTGACCTTCGGCAGTCTGTTTTCCGGTATAGGTGGATTCGATGCTGGTTTTGAGGCATCAGGAATGTGTTGCCTCTGGCAAGTGGAGATAGATGACGCCTGCAACCAGATTCTGGAGCGGTACTGGCCGGACGTCAGGAGGTATAGAGATGTCAGAGAAGTTGGTGGCCACAACCTTGAAACAGTTGACCTTATTTGCGGAGGATTTCCCTGTCAAAATCTCAGTATGGCTGGACGCCGTACTGGATTGGCTGGAAAACAATCAGGATTATTCTTCGAGTTCATGCGTGTCATTGCTGAAATCTCTCCCTCCTGGGTTGTTATCGAAAATGTCCCCGGCCTTCTGTCGTCAGGCGGAGGAAGGGATATGGGAATCGTGCTCGGGTCGCTGGCAAAATTCGGGTATGGGTTCGCCTACCGTGTGTTGGACGCTCAATACCACGGAGTGGCACAGCGACGCCGCCGTGTGTTCATTATCGGACATTTTGGAGAGCCATGGTCAGCACCTGCAAAAGTATTATTTGAGCCGGAAAGCTGCAATTGGGATACTCCGCCGCGCAGAGAAAAGAAACCGCTATCTGCCTCCCTCCTTGCGAGCGGCGCTGGAACAAGTCGCCCAGCAGGAATAGGGTCGGAAACCGATTTTCTTATCACCTGGAGAACAGAAAGAATAAACAGCACTGACGAAACGTTTATTGTCCAGAGCAAAAAGACGGTTCGCCGTCTGACGCCGCTCGAATGCGAGAGACTGCAGGGTTTTCCCGATGGTTGGACATCGGGAGAGAGTGACGCGGCACGGTACAGAATGCTTGGAAATGCCGTCTGTCTCAAGATATCAGAGTGGCTTGGGAAAAGAATTTGCGAAGTCGAGGAGGCAACCCCATGTCCATTCCCTGCTTAGCCTACACCATACACGGCAAGGTAGGTTCTTTATTTTTAAAAGGCAGGTGAATA